CGTACCCAATCTTTTTCCATGTTGTTGAATCGCTCTTCATTGCGATCAAAAGAAAGACACTCAAAAGGAATGTTCTTTCCGTTCTTGCCTTCCAGCCAGTATACATATCGTGCGAGTACGTCACCTACGAGACGAACTTCGTTGTCTCCGTCACGATATGAATAAGATGTAATGCTAGACTTCTTTGCGCCGCCAGCGGCTTTGTTAAATGATAGTGCCATTAGTGTAATTTCTCCTTTGGGACTTCTTCATATATGAAGTGAATGTCATCACCTTCAAAACGAAGTAGACTGTTATCTTTAATAAGTTCATGATTTAGATCCCATGATAAAGTATCTAAATCTATTCTCCCAGTTGTTTCATAGTCCACGAAGGGACGTAACGAGCACAATGCGATATACTGGGCTATATCTGTATATTCGTGCTTGTATGCATTAAACAAAAGAATATCAGGGTGAAGCATAAAAGAATCACCTGAAAAATTCAGTTTGCTAAATTCGTATATTTTATCATATTTATTATCAGGTATTTCCCTGTGAGTTAACATTCTAAATATGATAAAGATGATAAATGCGTTGCCATCCGCAACCTCAAATATCTTTTTCCAATTATATAACAACATATTATACACACATTTGAAGTAAATGTCAAGAACTATTTTTTGTGGCTCCAAGCTCTTTAATAGAATACCCTTGTTTCATGTAGTATCCCATACGATTTGAAGCTTGTCTTGTTGCAGTTTTACCCTTTAAGTGAATATCAACAATTACAGGGTCTCGTTTTCCTTCTTGCTCTCGGATAACTCTTCCGATAAGCTGTGTGAGGAGGGGTTCGTTGTTGATAGGGGTACCGAGTATAAGGACAGAGAGGGAATTGACTGAAATCCCCTCACTAAATATCGCTTGAGTACCGAAAAGTATTTCTTTATCTCCATAGTTTATCTCATCAATCAGAACTTCACGTTCTTCATGGGGTACTTCCCCCGTTACACAAATTGCTTTTTCTCCTACTAATTGTGCACAAGTCTTAAGAAAGTGCACTCGATCAGATACTACAAGTACCTTATGCCCTCGTGCTGCATAGTAGGATGCAAGTAACGAGACACTATGAATATATTCTTCATTGTTTGCTAGATTGTTTACTCTATTTGCCCATGGAATGTTTGCACCATCCATGAAGCGTACTTCCGAGCGATAAATATCAATACTCGGAGTCATAAAATTTTCTTTGGGAGGCTGAAAGAGTTTGCTACCAAAGTAGTCACGAAAGACTACATGCTTTCCATCTTTTCGCTCAATTGTGCCGCTCAGTCCGATTTTGTACCGCGCATGACTACTGTCGATAATTTTTGAAAACGTTGGCGAAGATACGTGATGCATTTCGTCCAAGATAATTGTTCCAAACATTTTTCGAATTCGATCGATGTTTCTGTAGAGTGTTTGGGTATTACCAACCACAATGCAACTATCAGTGTCGAAATTACCAGACCCAATAATTCCAGGACTAAATCCATATACTTTCTCTACCTCCTTTGCCCATTGATTTCTCAAAGGGACAGTGTGTGTAATTACTAACGTCTTTTGAGATAATTTTCCGGCAAGTGCGAGCCCTGTAAAGGTCTTCCCCCAACTGACCCACGCATTGATGATACTGCTATCGTCGAATTCATCGTAGACTGCTTGCTGACTTTCTCTGAGTACAAACTGAAACTCAGGAAAATCAACAGGCACCATAACCCTCTTGTCCACCATTTCATAGCCATTTGGTATTAAGTCTCCTCGTCCTATTGGTATTGATACCAGATTTTCGCGCACCCGCTGCAGATTTTTAATAATGATTGGAGGATCATTAGGATTCTGAGGTGCAATTTTGTACGTCAATTCCTTGGATAACTTCTCACGAAGTTCCAAGTTAGCCTCCATGTAAATACGATTACTAAGTACTGCTTTCACGAACAATACAGACTGAAGTTATATAGGGATAATGCACACATACTACTTCTCCTCCTACAACTGGAAGAGTGCATTTTCTATCTTCTCGTTGCACATCTCTCCACTTCATGCAAGCTCCTAAATTATTAGGATCTGTTGTAGTTGTACATCCTGTAAGAACATAAAGTATTACTAGTACTAGTACTATTATGTCCAGCCTTTGACTAAGTTTCATACTTTCCTTCTTGTATCTTTAAGTTTAGTTTCTGAATAATCATATAAAATCCAAGGCCTGGCTCCGTTATGCAGAACTCCTGCATATTGTATTTCGGGAGGTGGCGGCCTTGGTACTATAAAAGGTTTTTTAACATTTTTTAAGTGTAGTCTAGATACTTTTGTTACATTATCTATTCTATCTATTTTATAATAAGAGAGTCTTAGGAAATCAATTTTTTCATACTCAAAAGGCGCTCCCTTAGTATCTATAAAATGTTTTTTACTTGATTTAATTATACCTACTAGCTCATGTATTTTATACTTTATTGGATATAAGTTTTTATGTGGAGTCTGTAGGCGTCTCATGCCCAAATTAGCGCCTTTCATATTTTTATCATCTAATATTTTATCGTCCAAAAACAATAACCCATCCTGTCCATACCAATTACCTGACGGTAGGGCATAAACAGGAAAAGTTACTAATCGTATGTCTTTATACGTGATCGCCATAAAGCTTACTAAATTTACCCATTGAGTAATCTTCATCTATTTCAAAATCACACCCTACGGGCGCTCCAGATATGTAGATTCCTCTATCTTTCTGTACAAATTTTTGTAATGTTTCGCAGTAAAACTCTACTTCATCGTTTGGAACTTCTGCTAGAATTGAGTCATGTACAAGAGCAAAAATCTTTGCCTTCATCTTTTGTGATTTTATGAACTCCCCCATGTCAATTGCCCCGAGCAAGTTGATATCACTAGCAGCAGACTGAACCAAAAAGTTAAGACCAGAACGTACGCTATGAGATCTGATGCCTTGATCGGTACTTTTAACATTTGGAAGTCTCCTCTTTCTGCCAAAATGACTGTAAGTGAAGCCATTTGTTAAAATAAACTTTTGATTTCTTTCTATCCATTCTTTTAGCTTGTAAAAGGCATCAAAGTAATCATTAATTACTTCTGCCGCCTCATTCTTGGAAAAATATTTTCCGCTGTCTTTTGTTACTTGTTCACTAATCTTTGCAGGCCCGGCGCCATACATAATACCAAAGGTTACAGCTTTAGCAGCTTGCCTACGATCGCCATAAAGTTCCGCTACATCTTCTACTTCGCATGGTAGCTTAAATACTTTATGAGCAATAGTGCTGTGAAAGTTGCCTCCGCTACGAAATACATCCATCAAAGCCTTATCATTTGCTAAAACAGCCGCGACATATACCTCTGCCGTAGTTAAGTCCATAGCAACAATTTTATGGTCTGGAGGCGCTTTAATACACCCCTTTACTGTAGGATTGTCGCGAGGCAGTTGCTGCATATTAAGTTTACCACTAGAAGAGAGCCTGCCAGAAGTAGTACCATGAAGGTTAAAGCCTGTGCGAAGATGAGAGTCTCTGTCCAGCTGAGGTATAATCTTGTCAAGATAAGTATTCTTGATTTTAGATTTTTGTCGTATATCCAAGATGAGTTGCGGTACTGGTGACTGAGAGCTGAGTTCCTTGAGCACTTCCGCATCAGTAGAGTGTGCGCCCGTTCCTGTTTTCTTTCCAGTCGGCGAGAGGCCAAGATAATCAAATAATAAACTACGCAACTGCACAGTAGAGTTAGGGTTAAAAGATTTACCATTCAGTTCCTCAAACCTCCTTATTTTATCATTTTCATATAAGGTAGAGATTGCCTTATCAATATCATTTTGCATAGCTTCCTGTGCTACTAATAATCGTGTACGATCAAAAGGAACTCCATTATCCTGTGTATCTATAAGAAATCGAGTGCCAGGAATTAGAATTTCATCATAAACTTTTTTTAGTTTTTCATTCTTTTTTACAACTAGTAACTTTTCGTATAGAATATATGTTACTAGTGCATCCATGGCTGCATAAGTTTTCATTACATTAAAAGGAATACTATCCCAAGTAAACTGATCTTTTAATACGCCGTGCTCTTTTCTGTACTGGTCAATCCATTCATACATTGGCTTTTCATAGTCCCCATAAGGAGTATGCTTTATAGCTAGTTGCTTTAGCCCATGTCCCCCAGGATTCTCATCGACAAGATAATGTAAGAGCATAGTGTCCTCAAAGTTCGGAAACTTGAAATGAAAATGGTATTCAAAGAACGCCATATCAAACTTAGCATTATGAAATATTACTGTTTTTTGAGTAAATAATTGTTGTAATAACTGTTCAGTTGTGTCATCAAAACAGTCGGTATCAATATAAGCCCCGCACTCACCATTATAAGAAATGCTAATACCCAGCATATAACCGTCCCTAGGGTAGAGTCCAGTAGTTTCTGAGTCCAGTGCGATATAGGGACTGGGGTGTTTGATAGCTTCTTTGATAAATTTGTTAGCTTCCTGTGTATCTTGGATACCAAATGCCACTGTTTCATCTATAATTGCTTCCTCAATATCACCTGAGATATATCCATGTATGTTACTTACACTTTCTTCCCAAGCTTTTTTCGCTTCAGGCTTAAATGCCAGCATAGCTGGGCTAATGACAGGTAGGTATTTACTGTCAACTTTTTTGCCTGTATACTCTTGAACAGAGCTAACACTGGTAAGATGTTTTACCGGCTCTGACCCGACAAGTACTAACCAATCATATGCATCTGTATCAATGTCAATATCTGTATCTCTTTTCAGTACCCTTTTAACTGTAGGATCAGAGCACAATTGATATTGATCAAAGTCAAACTCAAAGTATTGGTCATACTTTATTTTACTAGGCTGCTTTTCTACAACTGCAATTTTAGCCATACAATCTATTCCTTAGCTTATCTACTTGTGTTTGTGATAAAGAGCCCGCATCTATGTGACTATTACCAAAGGCAATATTTCTTGTTTCTAATCCCACTTCTTCACATAACTCTTTTATTGTTGCGGCTCCTTTTTGTCCTGCGTCATCATTATCTAAAAATATATCTATTCTTTCTACTCCCTGTACGGATAATACTTGTAATTTTTCTACATTTACATTCTTGACTCCGAAACAGCATACAGCATTTGTTAAGCCCTTATCATGTAAGTTTAGAACATCAAAAATACCCTCTACTAAAATCACACTGTTTTGTAAAGAGTTAACTGCAGGATACAAAGGAAGTTTCGATCCTGGGGGGCTAAACAAATACTTGGGAGTTTGATCAGACATTGTACGAGATTGAAATGCTACTATTCTTTCTGATCTATCTTTTATTGGAAAACATATTCTGCCTGCAAAATCTTTGCCGGGGTGTATGAATGCACTAAAATCTCTATACGTTTCTGGTCGTATATTTCTCCAGCTACCACTGAATGGGGCATAGTTCTCTGGCATAGAGAGACCAACTCCTTCTAGTCTTTTTTCTTGTATTTTTTTCTTTAGTATCTGGCGTTTCTGTTCCATCTTGTCAGCTTTCTGACCAAAGTGAGTAAATAAATTACCTTTATACTCACAAGAAAAACAATTAAATACACCAGTTATTTGATCAATACGCATACTGGGGTTGCGATCTTCATGCTCGGGATTTAAACATCGAACAACAAAATCTTTACCTTTAGGTATGTATTGTATATTTTTAGATAATAATAAATCTTCTACGTTCATTAGCAGTCCGGATCAAAAGAGGCCCACTCATCTATTTCTGTGGGCTCATCATAATCTTCATCAATACTACAAAGCCAAGGCCCACTATCTGGTTCGCTGTACCACCAGTCCTCTTCTAAAGCATTGGGGCATCGTACAGGATTGCCATTACTATATCCGTCCCCTTCTAAGGTTTCTCCACAGTTAGGGCAGGTATCTCTACTATTCCAATGTTCTATAAGTGCGTCGTGCATTATCTTCTCATCCTTGCAATGTCTTTCATCTGTTCTTCATTGATAATTGGAACTGCATTTGACTTATGCATGGTTCCGATACCTTTAACAAGTGTTCCTGTGTACTGCTGAGGCTCCACCCTAGCGGCAACTCCAGCTGTATCGGTATGTGAGGGGTACTCAGGCACACTCCTGCGGAAACTATTTCGTTGAGCGACATGAACACTCCCTCTCGTGCTAGTCTTAGTTTTTCGCGCATAATTACGCTTCTTTCTTCCTGTGACATCGTGGCGTAGCGATCCATAGAACATTCCCATAAATAAAAAACTCCCGTGAATTGAGTACATATTATACTACAAATCGACGGGAGTGTCAAGAAATATTTTTATCAGAGGTCGTGAATGTCTTCGTCAGACTTTTCTGCTTGTGCATCCCTTTCCTTTGGAGTAAGGGCGCTGGATGGGCCTATCTTAAGAGTCTCCCAATCCATTGTAGAAGTAAAACTATCCATACTAGCAGATCGCATTTTTACACAATTAAATGTCAAACACTGATCTTCTTGATCCCAAGATTCTAATGCAAAAGCAGCATCTGCTGCATCAAGAATCCCTTTAGCAAATCTAGCTTCTCCAGTTGCATCAGTTTGATATGGAGATACAACAGTACAATCATATTCTTGTGCCATTGACTTCAAAGCTTTACTTACTTCAATCTGCTCCGTCCAGTCGTACTGTCCGCCCCGTGAAGGAAGATGTGATCGACGTACTTGATTGATGTAGTCTACAATGATAACACCTGCATTAATTCTTCCGACTTTTTTATCTAACTCTGCGCGTATCTTTGCGAGAGTAAGACTAGGATCATAAACTACGTCTAGCTGTTGAGTCGGGAGAAGCTCATGCTCGGTACGTAGTTTGTGATGTAAGTCATTAAAATTACGGTGCTCCTTGTATTCTTCCAGTCTCTCAAGTCCTCTTTCATATCTAGATGCCCACCAAGCAGACACCCGTTCCCATTCTTCTACAGACAAATTTTTTGACCGTAAACGATTCTGAGGTATACCAGTAGCGATCCCACAACACCGTTGCAGTATTGAGCGACTATCCATTTCAATAGTAAAATAGATAGCTGAACGGCCAGATTCAACTACACTGTTAGCAATATTTGCACAAGTAAGAGACTTACCCTGCCCTCTTTTACCTCCAATGAGAACTAAATCTCTTGGAGAGAAAGTAATATTACTATCATACTCTGTGTTCAGACCGAGAGGTAGATACTTTGCAATATCTTCCTCTGCCTCAAACAGTTCAATATGTTGCATACTTTCCTGCGGAGGTTCTAGATCTACTTTTTCTTCTACATCTAAAACAATCTGGTGTAGTTCATTTACTGATTCTTCTGCGTCAGCAAATAGAACAGAGTTATCAACATACTTATCAAGAGAATTAAGAATCTCTTTTTGAGCATATTCATTTTTTAAGTATTCAAGTAAAGTTACAGCATCAATATCAACAATGATATTTTCTATAGTGTATACTTTATCCCGGGTTAGAGCATGTCGAATACTTAATTTAAGATCATCGAACGAAGGGAAGTCATGATGTTTTTCACAGTGCTTGTCAATGTGGTCATAAAGCAAATGATACTCACTAGGTAAATACTCTTTACGCAGATAAGTCCACGTCTCAAAGTCACGCAGAGAGATACATTGCTTTATTAAAGCACTGGAAATATTCAATCGTTCCCCCGAACAGAAAAAAGCTGACCCCAGAAGGAGCCAGCCTTGCCTACATCAAAATGAATTACTGAGCAGCTTTAGCG